GATTTCATCCCTATCATAGACCCATCGGCTGATGCCGTCGAGTGCGTCGTTACGCTAACAGTTTTTCACAACTGTCTCTTGTATTTAATATGCCAAAAAAGAACTCGAAATCCACACAACAACGTATTGCTGCTAGGCGCGCAAGGAATGAGGAACGTAAGAACTATAAGCACAAACGTCGGGCACAGACTAACCAACGCAAAGCCTCCAATGGGGGTTTGTTGATGTCAGAGTGCGCGGCAAAGTATGCTATTGCAATAGTCTCACCTTGGGATCCAAGGTGCGTGTCGGCGTGTATACCAAATACATCACGCCCAACGTATAAAATGACTGCATATAGTAGGGGCACTGTCGTTATAGGGACCGCTGGTTTTGGCTTTTTAGCCTATGCACCATGTCTCGCCAAAGACTTTGCCGCAATTTACTATTCCAATAATGGCGCTGCATATGCCGGGACACAAATCATTACCGGCAACACTATGCCGCCCGGCACCGCCATTGGTTTAATGACCAACTTGCCATTCACACGCGCACAACTCATAGACACTGGTTTGGGTGACCTACCAGAAGTTATGGGGCGCATAGTATCTTCCTCGATTTCCATAAAATATACGGGAACCGAGTTGAATAGGGGCGGACAAGTCCTCTGTTTTGCTGAACCTGCACATGACAATGTTCATGGTGCTGCTTTAGCAGACTGGCTGTCCCGCCGCGAAATCAATGTAGATACTCCAACTGCCAACAGGGATAAGTGTTGGGTCGTCACGTATGGTCTTGATGAAAACGAGCGTGAATTTGGAGATGCTGTCGCTACAGATGCATCAGATTCCAAGTCGATTGCTCGAGTTTATCCATTCTCACGAACCACGCCCTGCACCCCTGCTAGTCCCACAAATGGGGCGGCTGTCATGGGAATCATGTTATCCGGCGTTGCCGGAACAACCTTTGAGTACAATATAATTCAACACAATGAATTTATTGGTATTCCATGTGACCCTTTTCTCAGCCCCACTATTTCGGACCCAGCTGGCACCGGCTTAGTCATTAGCTCCGCCAACTCTCTGCCTATGTTGAGGCAGGCACAACCCAAAAAGTCGCTGTCCAAGATCATGCTTGAATCTTTGAAGACAAATGCAGCGATGGTGGGTACAGCCGCTCTTCGTAAAGGTGCATTGTTGGCCATGAGTGCGCTAGTTTAGCACCACCCCACTTCACCTCTCGTTTCCGGATCGTATGCCGGATATTCGCCACTAGAAAGTGGCTAGGCGCCTGGGGCGCCCGATACATATTCTACAATCCTTTCAAAGATTGCGCCGTTTTTTATGAGATGGGAAAAGGTAATAAAGCCCGATCCGGCGGTCAGCGTCAAGCTGACCGCTTTGTAGCGACGTCGCTACCCAGCAAACGTGACACCCGTACTATCACTGATGCCCCTAAACAAAGGGATAAATCTCTAAAAAACAATACTCATCACGCTGGCGGCGACCGTGATGTTAGACCCCCGTCGAGTAAACCATCTGGGAAATTTGATAGGGCAGGGAAACCTGTTCCCATCAATCGTCTCAAAAAGGATTACGATGTGCAACATTCTCCATTTCAGAAGGACAACTTTGTGTGTTCTGCTGATATCCAGCACATTGTTACTAATCCGGGTGTTGAGAGGTTGTTTGAACAAGTCATCATTAGGGTGATACTTCGGTTTTGGTTTTCTCGATTGTATGTCATCGACAAATCAAACAATTTCCGTGTTCGACAACATCCCATCATCCCACCTTTCATGGTTTTACCTTTCTTTTTGTACATCCACTCGCACCTAGATGTACCACGCGTTATGGAAACGCAAAAGAAAATACCCATAGTTGTTGCTCAACTATCCAGACTGCGATCAAACCTGGCTGAAATGATAGGCCTGTTTAATAGGTTTGGTCCCCTTATCATCCCAAGTGGTTATGTGAGAATAAGCACATCACACCGACTCTATATCCATGAGTTTGGCACTTGGGAGTTGTATGATAGGGTTACACCGGGGTCTTGGGTTGAATATGTTGAGTGTGCCTCCAAGGTCAGGGGCAATGAGCAACTCAACGGTGCGAACGGTAGTGAGTGTGGGACTGACAATCACGCCATGGTTTACAAGTGTCTCGTGACTGACGAGTATCGCGGGTGTAGACTAGGGAATGGTTTTCTGTTGGGTAGTACTGCGAGAGCAGCCTGTATACATATGCGCCAATACAATAAGTGCGCTTTTTGCCCTAGGGGTAAATGTATGTCATTCAGGTGTGATTATCCCGGTATTGCTCATAGGATTACCTGTACTTCGTGCGGAGCGCGCTTTGATGTGCGCGAGAGCCGCTTTCCGGGCCCTGTTAGGGGGGAATATCCTGGGATGTTGTCGTGGGATGAAGTTAGGGCAGTGAATGCCTTGCTTCGTTTGCGGCGACCCCTCAATGGATCTCACGGGGAGCACACGAATACAGATGATGTCAAGGGGGGTAGTTGGGCGGGCAGGGGGAGAAAATTTGCTTCACGCGGTAGGGTCGAAAATACCATAACGGATTTGACCAAGGCTGCTATTCTCCCTGACCGTAGTAATAGATTTTCCGTGCTGGACGAGGAAATCACCGACTGCTCCTTTGACCCCCACAGTATTGAGGACAGAATGGACGATGTGTATGATGCGTACGACATGGACCCAGACTTGTCCTTTGAGGAGCGTGCAGAGCAACTTGCAAAACGTGTAAAAGAGTCCAAACGGAAGGTCTCTACTAAGAAAGGGCGCAAAACACTACGCGCCATTCTTTACCGTGAGCAAGTTGAAACCAACCCATTGCACCGGGATGATGGCGGAGGGAAAATAGGTAAAGGGAATTGTGATGTGGAAATGACTGAAATACGTCGAGATGTCAATGTGATGGATGAAACCAACATTGAGCACATTCCACAGACGCCTTCTGCGCCACCTATGCCCCCCACCGACGTTCCGGAGGTCAACATTTCTGCACCACAAAAACCTCAACCACCTCCGGTGACAAACACCACTTTTTCGAAAGTCGTCACTGGTGGTGACAAAGGAGTAGCGCTACCTACTACAACTCCTTTGAACAACAGGCCTGCTCTGGTGGCGAGCAGGGAGCCCATCATACTAACTGGCAACAGAATTAGGGATGCCATTCTGCGTGGTGACGTCGATTCAGATGATGAATACGATGCCCCGGTGGTTATCCCAAACAACGTTGCCGAGGATCATGATGGCTCGGTGGATCCAACTCCACCCGGGTTCGAGACTACTGGTAAGCAATTTGCGCGTGTGCGTTCAGTGCGAACTAGAAATTTTGAACCGGCGGCACGGGAACCCAATGTTGTTGGTGGTGGGCCATGTGTCAAAGTGGGCGATGTGTTTACTTTGGCTCAGGGTGGTTACGTCATCAATAAAATGGGTACTTTTTCCAAGGTAGGTAAAACGTGGTTCAACACTACGTCAGGCGAAGAGCTCAGTGTGGATGTGTATGAGGTGCCAATGATGACATCTTATGCCTCCAAGATTGGGACAAATTTGTATGTTCGCACTAGTCCGACGGGGCATAGAAAGCGACAACTTTGCTTGGCGGAGAGTCGAGTCATACCGAACTTTGTTGTTAGTTCGGATGCCTTCAAGTGGTTTGTTAACCTGCGGTTGTTCTTGCGTGAAGCTGGCCATTTTATGACACTTGGCCAGTATTACAGAGAGAGCATGTTCACGGGTATGTCAACTTTCAGGAGAGACATAACAATATCACTGCCTTTGCTGCGCAGATTGTACACGAAGATAGGCGCTGCCTTGTCTGAGTTGGCCAATACTATATTGCTTGATGTTGCGAACCGAGACATTGGTTCCTTTGATCAGCAGTTAATATTGGACACTATTGTGTACTTCTCCGTGGTACGTGCTGAATCCCATAAGGCCGTGAATGGAAACCAGGTTGCAACACAGAAATGGGCCAAAAACCGAGTTCTGTGGAAAAAGCCTGGCTTCCCGTCGTACCTGGACATGTCTAGTACCACTAAACGTGTCAATATGTGTGAGGGGGCTTACAAAATTAACGATCGTATGGATGCCATGCGCCACTTCAAGGAAGGCGTCGTGTCTGTTGATCGATTGGATTATACGAAGAGCGACCCATCTCATGGGTCATTTGATAATCCCACCAAGAAACCTGGGTTGATGTACCATCCTTTTTCCGAAAAAGAAGAGGCTCGTATGCACTCGGCCGGTATTGGTTGGGAGGATCCGTTTATCCGTTTCCCCACACGTTCGTGCGACAATATCACCACACCTTATCAATCCGTATGTGGAGGTTTTGCAACTCAATCAGCCATTATCAATCACCTGGATGTCGAAGAAGTTGAGAGGGCTCATCTTCGATTGTTCACGGCGAGAGATAATGAAATACTAAAGCGTGAGATCACTGGTCAAACTTATGCTATGGTTGAGTTGTACATGCGCCACTTGCGTCGCGACAATCGGTTTAATGTTAACCTTAAAGCACTCGAGGCTCGTATTCGAGAGGATGATGAACAATACTCCGGGATTGAGTATAATTCTCTCTTATATGAGCAAACCTTCGGGGAAAAACTCGTGCTAACAAAGGAACAACACCGACTCGCATTCGTGCGCGCTTGCATAAACGTCGTGCAAGCGGAGTTTGACTTGGCTTTTACAGAAGAGCGTATGTTTGATGATGCACAGGCATTGTCAGATTACGTTGACATGATAGGAACCAAGTTAAAACTACGCCGGGCTGGGTTGGATCGTTTACGGTCTGGCTTGGTTGACATCATCAAAGTGAATAGGGTTAACGTCGTACAGATGAAACCACATGAGGCACAAAAATACAAAATTGTAGACAATAATGGTGTCTCTATGCCTGTGTTGAAATTTGGACGTGACGTTGTTTCTATCACTGATGATGACTGGCTTAAAGCGCGGCCTCATTTGTGTTGCTACATGAAGAAAGTTTTGGAGGAGCTTTTGGAAGTGGAAATACTTGAGGAACATTGCACAGTTTCGTTTGGTAATGTGGAGCGTGGCTTCATCTACCCTAAGGAATGTGTGTACTCTTCACATCGGGTCGTTTACAAACACAGAGCTTTGCTGTCTTCTACAGACTTATGCAGCCTAGCTAGCGCTATTTATGAGATGCGCACTGCTGTTGAAAGTGATCATGATGTGGTGTTCGGGGTATCTTTCGGGGACGATCAATTGCTTACAAGGTTTAATAGAGACTCTAGTAAGTATGGTGGTAAACGAGGGATTGTGTGGCTTGAAGGAGACATAAAAGATAATGATGGATCACATGTAGATTCATTTTACCGAATGTGTTACCTAGTGCAGTGTCTCAGGGGCGAGGATGCCATTGAGATGTTTGCGCAATTAGCCCGCCCCGTGTTAATCACAAATCCTGCGTCGTTTCGGGAGTTCGCTATCATGCGGTATTTACATGGTATGCGCATGTGTTCGGGGTCTGCATTCACCACAATGGGAAATTCAATTTTCTCTTGTGATGTTATGTTGATGTCCTGTATGCATGATTCTGATGATTATGTTGCATCTTCTGCATTACTTGGTGTAGACGTCACTTTTAAATTAGGTGACATGGAAGATGTGACGTTTTTGTCAAAAAATTTCTATGAGACAGGAGATGTGGAAAATCCTATCGGCTGTTACACAGATATGGCATCTCTGCTGAGATCATTTGGTAAGGTACCTGGTGATTTTGGTGGATCCTCTAAACAACCCATCACTGAACGGTACGTTCAGCACACCAAACAGGTTGTACAATCGTGGGTGCATGAACCAAGTAGTGCACTAATGGAGGCGATGCGCCACAAATATGTGACAGAGAGTGTGAAGTATGGTGAGTATCGAGAAGGTCAATCCCGTGCGTTAGGAGAACGTTGCGAGTTTTACCTAAAGAAAAGTCTCGATTATGTGTTACAAACCCCGGCTCGCAAAAGGTGCGTAGAACTTGAAAATAGTTCTTTCGCACTTGGCCCGATGGATTTGGTTATGCTCCGGCATTACTATCCAGAGGACCTCGCACTTGGCGAAGCCCACTACCGTGCCTTGGTAAGCATGGTTATGCAAAATGACACATTTGGTACCCTCATCGTGAGTAACTTCATCGATCGTGTGATGGACGTCAGGTACGGTATGGCTTCTGCTGTACTCGCTTGAGCACACTTTCAATCCTTTTAAGATCGTTGCGACATAGTCGCTTTACTTGCTGTTGGTAGGATGACAGCTGAAGATCGCGGTGGCATAGCCACCGGGTTCTAGTGCCTTCACTAGAAACAAGTCGTACCTTGACCTGGTATGCCACTCCTACAATAAAGTCCCATTTGTAGTAGTGAAAAGAAAAGATTAAGTCCGGG